AGAAGAATCAGATGAAGTGGCTGAAGCCAAGATGGACAAGATGATGGCAAAGAAGGAAGCCATGATGAAGAAGATGAAGGAAGAATTGACGAAGGATGTTGAAAGTCTTTTTGCTTCTGAAACTGATCTTTCCGAAGAATTCATGTCAAAGGCTGCTTCATTATTTGAAGCTGTCGTAACAGCTCGTGTTACACATGAAGTTGAACAAATGGAAGATGTGCTTGCTGAAGCAGCAGTTGAAGCCATTGCTGAAATGGAACAACAATTAACTGAACAAGTTGATGCTTATCTTTCATATATTGCTGAACAATGGTTAGAAGCCAACCAAGTTGCTGTTGCCGAAGGCTTACGTGCCGAAGTCACAGAAGATTTCATCGCTGGATTGAAGGTGTTGTTCAAGGAAAACTACATTGAAATCCCAGAAGAAAAGTATGATGTTCTTGGTGAAATGCAAGCACAAATTGAAGAATTAACTGCCAAGTTGAATGAAACCATTGCAGACGCAGTTGAATTAAATTCTGCTCTCGCAGAATCAAAGCGTGATGCCATCTTCACAAAGATGACATCTGATTTAGCACAAACTGAAGCTGAAAAACTTCGTGGACTAGTTGAAGAAGTTGAATTTGAAAATGAAGGTATTTTCGAACAAAAACTTTCAGTAATCAAGAATAACTATTTCCCTAAGAGCAGCAATTCAGTAACATCTTCACTTGAAGAAGGTGTGCTCGTTGAAGAAACATCAAGTACAGTGCAAAAATATGCTGAATTGTTGTCTCGTAGTAAGTTTGGAAAATAAAAGTTGTATAAATAATAGTAACGTTTAACAGAACTAAAACAGGAGAACGTAAATGTTTTTATCAGAAAACCTACAAAAGAAGTGGGCACCAGTTCTTGAACATGAATCAATGCCTTCAATCAAGGACAACTACAAGAAGGCGGTAACAGCCGTTATTCTTGAAAACCAAGAACGCGCCCTTCGTGAAGAAAAGAATGCGTTGTTCGAAGCTGTTCCAGCTAACAACATTGCAGGCACAGGCGCTTCAGACATTGATCGCTACGATCCAATCTTAATTTCTTTGGTTCGTCGTTCATTACCCAACTTGATGGCGTATGACGTAGCAGGCGTACAGCCCATGACAGGACCAACTGGCTTAATCTTCGCCATGAAGTCACGTTTTGGTACACAAGCTGGCGACGAAGCATTGTTCAATGAAGCCGATACAGACTTCTCAGGCGCTGGCACACACGCAGGCTCAAACCCAGTTGACGGTGCATACACAACTGGTACTGGCTTAACAACAGCAGCAGGTGAAGCTCTTGGCACAGGCGGCATGGCTGGCGATTTCAACGAAATGGCTTTCTCAATCGAAAAGACCACCGTTACAGCTAAGACACGCGCACTAAAGGCCGAATACACCATTGAATTGGCACAAGACTTGAAGGCAATTCACGGTCTTGATGCAGAAGGCGAATTGTCAAACATTCTTTCACAAGAAATTCTTGCTGAAATGAACCGTGAAGTAATTCGTACCATCTACAAGGTAGCCAAGCCAGGTGCTGCTTCAACAGCAGTCCCAGGAACATTCGACTTAGACGTTGACTCTAACGGTCGTTGGTCAGTAGAACGCTTCAAGGGACTTATGTTCCAAATTGAACGTGATGCCAACGTTATCGCGCAGCAAACTCGTCGTGGACGCGGTAACTTCATCGTCTGTTCATCAGACGTTGCAGCTGCTCTCGCCATGACTGGCAAGTTGGACTACGGCACAGGTTTACAAGGCAATGACACCATCTCAATGGACGATACAGGCAACACATTCGCCGGTACATTGAATGGTCGTTTCAAGGTGTTCATCGACCCATACTCAGCTAACGTGAATGCTGCCTCACAATTCATCGTTGTTGGATACAAGGGCGCCACAGCATATGACGCAGGTATCTTCTACTGCCCATACGTACCGCTCCAGATGGTTCGTGCAATTGATCCAAACTCATTCCAGCCCAAGATTGGATTCAAGACACGTTACGGCATGGTTTCAAATCCATTCGTAACAACAAACGGTCTACAAACAGGTACTCCTGACCAAGATACATTCACATCAGGTGTCAACCACTACTATCGTAGATTGAAGGTCACAAACCTTCTCTAATAGAAGTAGCAAAACAGGTAAGGGAGGGTTCTTCGGAGCTCTCCCTTTTCCTTTTGCTACCTATGCTGTTTCTATTCTGTGTTCCAATTATTTTCTATTCGGTACTGTATATAAATAGTTTCTAGGATTATTCATATCATTCCTAACATAGTAATTTTAACACCTTGTCAAGTGCATGTCAAGTAACGAGTTTATCCAATGACAACTAACATCACATCATCCAAAATTGCATTACCTGAAGCACAATGGGACAATCGCCAACCTGAAAAGTTGGATTATCTACGTCCCAATGGATTTCGTTTCGTGATTCAAAACCTTCCAAAAGTCACCTACTTCTGTCAATCTGCCAACATCCCAAGCATCACATTGGGGTATGCCATTCAGCAAACACCCTTGGTGGACATTCCCTACCCAGGTGAAAAAATCACGTATGGTGAATTGAACATCCGATTCATGATTCAAGAGGACATGGCGAACTACATTGAGTTGTATAAATGGATCAATGATCTAGGGTCACCAGATAACACCACTCGTTTTCAACAACGCTTTGAAGAACAATCCATTCTAAAAAATCCAGGCAGAAATCCATCAGCTCGGTTATCAGATGGACGACCTGTAGTTCGAAACACCGATGCCACGGACTTCAGTGATGCCTCGTTGTTGGCATTAGACTCCAATAACAACCCGATTGCCAGATTGAACTTCACCGATTGCTTCCCGACCATTCTATCGGGTTTAGATTTTGATGTGTCCACTGGAAACACACAATATTTCACCGCTCAGGCACAATTCAAGTACAAATACTTCACAGCGGAAAGTTTAGTACCTCGGACTTGACAATTTCATAACTCTCGTTAGATTACGAGAGTACATCGGAGGATGTTATGAAATTGAATGAAATTCAAGCCTTATGGGCAGAAGATTGTAAAGTAGATCAAACAAATCTCGGGCGTGCTGCTGCTCGGGTGCCTGAACTACATGCCAAATATTTAAACATGCTCTCATCGGTTCGCCTGCAACATCGAAAGGCTGAAGCCGATTATCTTCGTTTGCGTAAGTTGAAGTATCGGTATTATCGTGGCGAGTTGTCCAAACAAGAGTTGGATGATTTGGGGTGGGAACAATTTCTCAGCAATCGCCCATTGAAGAATGAAATGGAAGATGTGATGAACATGGATGATGACATCATTACTGCCATTGATAAAATGGAATACATTAAAACTGTGTTGTATCAATTGGAGCAAATTTTAAAAAGCATTAACAGTCGAACATGGGATGTGAAGTCCGCCATTGAATGGTGCAAGTTTACAAACGGTGGAATATGAGTACAGTAACCATTAGAAAAAAAGATGAAGTATATCTGTACATTGATGCTGAACCCGATGTGTTGTTGGAGATGAATGATTTCTTCACCTTCGCTGTCCCTGGTGCACAATTCACACCTCAATATCGTGCAAAACTATGGGATGGAAAAATTCGCCTGTTGAGTTTATTTACCAAGGAGTTATATGTTGGATTGCTTTCCTATGTTAAAGAATTTTGTAAAAATAATTCTTATACTTTTGTTGATGATACTCGGTTCATTTCTGATGATATTGGCGTTCTTGATGAGTTTGTTCATGATTTGAATTATCATTCCAATGGTAAGCCGGTGAACATTCGGGATTATCAATTGGATGCCGTGTCAAAAGCCATACAAACAGGAAGAACATTGTTGTTGTCACCTACCGCAAGTGGTAAAAGTCTCATCATTTACACATTGGTTCGTTGGCATCAACAATTCAATCGTCGTCAACTTATCATTGTCCCTACAACCTCACTCGTGGAGCAACTTTATGGTGACTTTGCTGATTATGCTACAGCGTCAGATTGGAAAGTATCTGAAAACTGCGCGCGTATTTACTCGGGTAAAGAAAAGATTACAGATGTTCCCATTGTAATTTCCACATGGCAAAGCATCTACAAGATGCCGAAAAGTTATTTTGAAAATTTCGATGTCATCTATGGTGATGAATGCCACTTGTTCAAAGCGAAATCATTGTCATCCATTCTTCACAAATGCACTAAGGCGCCATATAAAATTGGCACAACAGGTACACTTGATGGCACAAAAACACATCGACTCGTGTTGGAAGGATTGTTTGGTGCTGTGTATAAAGTCACCACAACAAAGAAGTTGATGGATACTCAGCAACTAGCAGAGTTGAAGATTCGGTGTTTACAATTGGATTACAGTGATGAAGAAAAGCAATTGTGTAAGAACTTCACCTATCAGCAAGAAATT